ATTTAATTTGGAGAGTATTTTGAAGTTAGCAGACCACGATATAACAATGATACCCGATAAGCAGATAGTTCACATAGGCAAGTTGACTGCTTTGCACGGACACGAATTAGGCACAAGTATAATGTCCCCAGTTAACATTGCAAGAGGGTTGTATCTAAAAGCCAAAGACAATGCTATTTGTGGCCACCATCACCAATCAAGTGAACACACAGAGCCTAATATTAACGGTAAAGTTGTTACTTGTTGGAGTGTTGCTTGTTTGAGTGAATTGCACCCAGACTATGCACCTATAAATAAATACACTCACGGATTTGCACACATTAGAGTAGTAGATGAGGAAGGAAACTTTGAAGTAACAAATCTTAGAATTATCAATGGTAAAATCAGATAGTTATGGCGGTAACAACAAAACCAAGAAAGCCAAAAGAAAAAGCAAAGGCAGAGATTATTCCTATTGATGAAGTTCGGGAGTGGGTAGTGGTGCTTAGTAATTTATTGGAATCGCAAAAGGTTAATTTAGAAAGAACGGTTTTTGCATCAGAGCCATTTATGGAAAGTCCATTCACAAATGATGAATTGCAAAGAATAAAAAATAAAATATTTATTTTATCAAGTTGGATTAAAGATTGATGAAAACAACATTAATAACAGAGTTTGAAAGTCAAGAGCATTTATTTGAACATTTGCAATATATTGACAAGGCTAATTTAGGATTTCAAACTGAGCATAACTTGATAACTGAATTAAATTGGTTTTATGAGGCCAAGCCAAAAGCAACACCAAGTCAAACAATAAAATTTATACAAGAATTTATTAAAAAATATTTATGAAAAAAATAATCCTGGCCCTACTGATAGCAACAACGATTAGTTGTAATGTCATCAAGAATTTTCGCAAAGAAAAAAGCAAAGAGGAAACTAAAACGGATCAACAAACAAAAGTTGATTCAGTTGCTGAGGTCGAAAGGGAAAAGGAAATAGTATCAACATTCACCACCGATACAAAGACAGAATTTTTCGATTTAAGCGAGGTTACTATCTTTGAAGTTATGAATGATAGTGGCAAGGTTATTAATCGCACCACAACGACAAAAACCAATATAAAGGGCAATATAATTGAAAAAGGTAAAGAGGATAAAAAAGAAACCTCCGCAGAAAGCAAAAAAATAGATTTGTCAAAAGTTGACAAGTCAAAAGAAAGCAAGTCAAAAAGCGAGTTAGTAAAAGTTAAGGAAGTCAAAAAAACTCCAAGTTTTAAATTTTTATTGTGGATTATATTAATTATTACAGGAGTAGTGTTTGCCCTTGTTGCAATTTGGAAGGTAAAAAAAAATAATTTTACCCAATTTTTAAAATAAATGGCTTATCAACTGACAGATTCAGTTGGACTGCTATTTTTGCCTCAATTAACTTGGGGCTTTTTTATTTAAAAATAATTACTACATTTGTGCAATTAGTTTTCATAGACTGGTAATTGATTGTTCGGAAAGCCCACTTTAATAGGTGGGTTTTTTCGTTTCTATAAAATTAATCTATTTAAATATCAGTTAATTAAATATAGTTGTGTTGTATATTAATATAATTGTATATTTTTGCAGACAACAAATAAAAATTAATATGAAAAAACTAAATCAATTTACAGACTACTTAAACAACTTATTACTAAAGTATGAATGGTGTACATCACATCGTGATAGATACTCAATTCAACAGCCAAAGCAAGAAGAAAAAAAGATAAGAATCTGGCAGACAACTTACAACGGAATAACCACAAAACACAATTAATATGTCAAAGAAAAAAATTCAATACATCATTTCACCGATGCAAATGGCATTTGTGAACTCAATAATCTACAAGGCAACAGAGCCAAGCAGCAGTCTGAAAAAAGGCGAGGCATTTGGAAAGATTTTTATCGAGAGCCATCCTGAGTTCAAATCGTTCAAAAAACGCAATGCTAACATAGAATTGGATGGCGAATAAATCATTCATTAACTATGATTATAGTCTATAATGTATGATAAGTCAATCTGATAACGGTTGGCAGCTACCAGAAGGGCGGTATTTAGAAAACAAAATTATCAATTTAAAAACAAAATTATGTTAGAGAACGAAAACATCAATGAACCACAAAACCCCGCCTTTTTGGTAGGTGCGGTTATGCGTAGGTTTTGTTCTGAATGTGAAAAGCCAAAAATTTTATGCAAAGGAATGTGCCAAGCGTGTTATTCAAAAATGCAAAGGAATACCGAAAAAGGTAAGGCAAAAATGATAGCCTATAATTTAACAAAAGGCAAAGAAGCTCAAAGAAAGTATAGGGAACGAAATAGAGCCAGTAAGCCACCAAAACCACCTAAACCACCTAAACAAAGTTGTGAATGTGGCAAACCTTCTGTTGCAAAAAATCTTTGTAGTGCTTGTTATCAAAGAAAAAAATACGTGAAGAAAGAAGGTGCGATAAGAAATACACTTAATGGAGATGTAATTTTTAAAAGTGTGTTGGATAATGTAAAAAATGGATATACAATTTTAAACGCTTGCAAAAAGGCTGGATATAAATCATCATCATCTTTATACAGGCTTATTTCTCCTTTACAAAAAGCTGAACTAAATGCCTATAAAAGGATAGGATTTGTCGATGAGGACGATTTTTAAACTTACGCATAACGGTTGGGTATTTGCGAAGTTGCCCTTGCAGATACTTGAAATTAAGCACAAATGTTGATGGGCAATTTTGCAAATACCTTGTTATAGGCTGTTAAATTTTTAATCACATAAATAATAAAACAATGGACAAAAAAAAGTATTTAGAGGAGTTATTAGAGGGTGCAGGACACTTAAATCAATTCCCAATGAAAACAACTGATAAATCTCCTGACTATGGAGGTTACATTAAAATTGAAGATAAAATTTACAGGCTGTCGGCTTGGGTCAAAACAAAGGGAGGTAAAAAAAGTCTTTCATTAAAAGCAGTCGAGGCAGATTATGAAGGGTCTATTAATAGCCTATAACGTGATGCAGATACACGCTGTGAGCGTTGGATTGAGGGAGGGAAAATAGCGTGTATGTGCTGTTATCGGCTGCCCTTCTTTCGGAATGATTATTAACAATTTAAAATAAAAACAAATGTCAAAAAAACAAACAGCAGTAGAGTGGTTGTTAGAGGTTCTAAACGACCAGCAATTATTAAAAAACTATCCAATAGAAATAATAGATAGAGCGTATGAATTAGAGCGTGACCAACATGGCAGAACTTGGGACGCAGCGATAAAAGCACATGATGATAGAGGTCATGTCCACGCAAGGTCACTAACTGATTTTGATGATTACGAGATTGGTTCATAGGGTTGCCGATAACGGTTTGCAGCTATACGCAGTTGTGTGTCGGCTTTGTGGGTGGGAAAATTGCGTATAGGTGCTGTTATGTTGTCGTTTTTTTCTTTATTTTTTGTGCGGTTGGCGTATTTTATTCTGTTTGATATTCAATGAGTTAGAATCTATTTTAAAAATAAATGCAAAATACTTTGAAAAATGTTTGCAGTTATCAAAAGTATTTGTATCTTTGTATCGTTGAAAGCAATTAAGCACAACACTAAAAACAAATAAAATGACAACATTCGTAACAGTAACACAAATTTCAGCAAACAAATTTGATGTTGAAAAAGTAAACGCAGAAACACAAAGCAGAGTAAGAACAAAAGGCATTTTGATTTCTTGCTGGGAAAGCAACGAACAAAATGATAAGTATTGTTTTCAACTTGCAGAACAAATGAATAATGGCAAAAATTAAAAAAGAAAGCAGAGGAGGTAAAAGAGCAGGTGCAGGTCGTAAAAAACTTGCACCTACTAAAACCGTTTCATTCAGAGTTAAGGAACAAGATGTTGAAGGTGTAAAGAATGTTGTTTCGGAGTTCTTGGGTTGGAAAAAAAATAAAGAAAAAAATGCGACATAACTACTCGACTTGCGTACAATAACTATATCAATAATCTATGAAACCAACTGATTTACAACTAACTTACAAAAAAGTAATTTCATTTACTGAACAACAAAAAAAAGCATTGAAAAAACTTGAAGAATATGATGTAAATGTCAATGAATTTATAAGGATTGCAGTCCGAGAAAAACTTTCCCGTGAGTGGAAAGGAATAAAAGAAAGAAAGGACAATTATTGTCCATTTTAATTATAAACAATCAAAAACAAAAACAATGCAAAAAGCAGGAAGAAAACTAAAAGAAAAAAGAGAGTACAACATTATCGAGGGTGAAATTCGTGAATACTTAGATTACCTTTTGGATTCCATTGGAACGGATTTTGAAACTATTTTTGTCAATAAGAGTAGGCTCAGGCACATAGTGATGAAGCGACAGGTTATAGGCTACATGGCTTATTTTAAGTTTAAAGATTACATAAGTTTAGATTTGTATGGCTCATTAATTGGCAAAGACCACGCAACAATTATCCATTATGGCAAGATGTACGACAAGGCGATGGATGGATATTTGCCTGAGAACAAAGCCTTGATAGATGCCTTAGCAGTTGCCTTTGAGCATAATTGGGAAGGTGGCAAGGTTAGATTTGGTTACAAGGGATTTATAATACATAAAACAATTTTGGGCCAATATTTAATCACAACTGACGATGGCGAAAAGTTGCCATTCTTAAGCAACAAATGTTTAGAGGCCGAAACTTTCATCAATGGCATAGTATATTGGCAGGAGAGATTAGCAAGTATGCCGGTAAGTGCTTAACTTTGTTTGATGAAAACTAAGAAACCTATTCGCAAAGTATCTTTAAAACGTGCTGCCGAAAATCGGATCTACTTAAAAAAAAGATTAGATTTTTTATCTTTACCAAGTAATCAAATTTGTCCTATAACTGGAGAACAAACAACGGAGATTCATCATAAAAAAGGAAGGTGTGGCAAATTATTTTTAGATGAAACATATTGGTTGGCAGTAAGCAGAAATGGCCATCAATGGATTGAATTAAATCCAAATGAAGCAAAACAATTAGGTTATT